AGTTTATATAGGGAATAGGCAAGTTGGAGAGGATGACGATGGTAGCGGAAGATTTGGTAACGCAAAACTAGAATTCACTATACCAGCGGAGCATGATTGTGTTGTAGCTTATGGAATGTTTTCCAACAAGACTGAGGGGTCGACTACGTTACATTTTGACCCTCCTGCTACACCAATCACACAAGAAAATATTAAACAAGCAGTGAATGATTGGGTAAATAATCCTACCAACGCAACCGCCAAATATGGGCATATTAGTAATTGGGATACGAGTGCGGTGACTGATATGTCGAGTCTTTTCGAAAATAAATCAACATTTAACTCACCTATAGGAAGTTGGGATGTGTCTAATGTGACTAGGATGAATAATACGTTCCAAGGTGCTAGTGCATTTAACCAAGACATCAGTGGTTGGGACGTCTCGAAGGTGACAAGTATGTGGCATATGTTCGTTAATGCTAGTGCATTTAACCAAGACATCAGTGGTTGGGACGTCTCGAAGGTGAGAGAGTTTTATGGTATGTTCCAAGGTGCTACTACATTTAATCAAAATATAAGTAGGTGGAACTTCGCGAGTAATTATCGTGTCGACCAGTATTTTGGGTGGCGCACTACCAGTATGACTCAAAGTAACATACCATCGCAATATCCTACATAAAAAATTTATTGAAACATATTATTTCAATAAATTCATATACTTAATTATACCCAAATATAATTTTTATAAGTAAATATTATATTAAAGAATGAATTGTAAATTATTTATTTATATATTCGCATTATTTGTAATATGTACTCCAAAGTTCTTATTTAAAAAAAACTTCATGTTACAAGACTTACTATATAGTGCTATATTTACTTTATTATTCTTTTTAACTTATGATCTTGTAGAATCTATTCAAAAAGAAGGAATGGATGATTATAAAATTAAAGTAGATGGTGCTAACTATTTAAGTAGCTTTTTGAGATCATTTAGTAATGATGATGATCCTGTGAAAATAAGTATTAATAATAAAGTAGAAGGACCAGTAAAAGAAACTATTTATCGTGATATTACACCATTAGTTGAATCACAACCAGCACCAGAACCACAACCAAAATTATCTACACCCTCACTTCTTTCGTCTATATTTACACCATCACCACAAGAAGAGCCTACTCCTCCTCCTGCTCCTTCTACACCCTCACTTCCTTCAACTACATTTTCACCATCACCACAAGAAGAGCCTACTCCTCCTGCTCCTTCTACAACACCAATCACAGACAACAATATTAAAGGAGCAGTGAATGAATGGGTAGCTGATAAAGATAAAGCAATCACCAAATATGGAGATATCAAAGACTGGGATACGAGTGCTGTTACTGATATGAGTGGTTTATTTTCTGGAAAGGGTAATTTCAATGACGATATATCTAAATGGAATACAAGTAATGTTACCAGGATGAACAGTATGTTTCAGGGTGCTTATAAATTCAACCAAAACATCGGATCGTGGAACACATCGAAGGTGAAGCATATGGACAGTATGTGGAACAGTGCATCTTCGTTCAATCAAGACATTGGTTCTTGGAATACCTCATCTGTATTGAGTATGAACACAATGTTCGGTGCTGCGAGTAGTTTTAATCAATCAACAATACGCAATTGGGATGTATCAAATGTGACCGATATGCGTGGTATGTTCGGAGACGCTACAAAAATGATGCAGAACCAAGGAGCTCCTGAGACCCCAACCAAAGCATATTTTTACGTATGGGGCGAAAAGGTGTATTCTGTACCTTATAAGGATAGATGGACGCCGTATGGATATGCTATATGTATTAAAGGACGAGTTCACCACTACCAGTTTAAAGGTATGTATAATAAAACAGGAAAACTAACTGAAAATGCATCTAATTTACAAGATGCATATCAATATTATATTGATAATCCAAATAAATTCACTGAGATAGGATCAGGCATGAACAATACTTATATGTGGTATAATAATAACCCATGGAAGAATGAAGGTTACGATTGGACGAAGGAAGGCTGGGGTTTGTTTTTATATAATGGGCGCCCGATTGCCGCATTTGATGGTTCAATTGCAGGCAAACCCGCTGAATACCAGGGATACAAGGATCGTTCTGGACTGCCTACTGGTTTGAATTGTGATGGGACAAGCTAGATAAATTTAGATAATTTTCAAAAATGAAATCATGGTTTAACAATAGCTCTTTTTATTAAATAAAAATTTATTGAAACATATTATTTCAATAAAATACACAATTATAATTTAAAATACTAAATTATAGTATAAAAAAGAATGAAATATAAATCAATAATCATTTACATAGCTATTTTTATTATAGCAACGTGTTTGATATATCAATTCAAAAAAAAGAATCGAGAACCTATGGATGGTTATGGTGTAACAGTGAAAAATTCCAGTGGATTAAGTAATTTTTTAAACATGTTTAGTAAAAAAGAGTCTCCAATTGAAATAGATATTCATAATACAAAAACACAGAAAGAGGTATCAGTGATTCCAAATAAACAAGTAATAGTAACACCTCCATTTAAAGAGATAGGAGAAGGTTCTGATAAAAAACCGGTATTTATAATTCCTGATGAATTATTACCCGATCCAATCGAACCTGAATTGGTAAAACCACAGCCTGCACCAAAACCAACTATTAAAAAATCACCTGAATTTTGCGCGTATAATTTTGGCGTAGAAAACAAAAACTTTTTACTTACTTGCCCGGAAAATTTACCATTATGTAATGGTTATAATATTGAGACAAACGAATTAGGAAGTTGTGGTCCAAAACCTACGGTTATTCCAAAAACGATACCAGAAGGGGGTACTTGGACCATACCTGAAGAAAAAGATGTAAATCACCAAGCATATTGTCGTTGTGTAAACGAAGATAGTACAAAAGGATTATCTATATGTAATAGTGGTTGCGGCAACCCAGATAAAGTGTGCGATAACACATTTGGTTGTGATAAAAACAATAAGGCTTGTGATAAAAACAAATGTACTTGTAAACCATATGAATTAGTTGAAAATAAAATGACTTTCAATGATTGCGCAAAACAATGTAAAAGAATAGATATGAAAATGGTTACGAATATGACTGATATAAAAACAGCTAATGATACAGGATGTAATATAAATGGTTATGAAATGTGGGTAAATTGTAAAGGTAAAGAATGTGAATAAATTAACAAACCGGTATTATAATTTTATAAGTAAATATTATAATAAAGAATGGAATATCAATTATTTTTATATATTTTTGTGTTATTTGTAACATTTACGCCAAAATTATTATTAAAAACTCAAATTCCATACATAAATATAGTTCACGCTTTACTATTTACTATAATACTTTGTCTCACCTATTATTTAGTAAAAGGTAAACCAACCGAGGGGTATGAATATAATTTAACAGTGGATGGATCAAATAATTTTGAAAGTGTTCTTAAAGGATTTTTTCCAGAAAAAACGAACGAAAGAGTGAAATTAAATGTTGTAAACAAAACCGACGGCGGTATGGCTAGACGTAAATTAAAAGAAGAAAAATATAATAGCTAACCCCGGGCAAAGGGAAATGTCTGCACCGAATGGTAGATCAGGACTTATTTTAGTAACGGAATTACCAGGTGTTTTGGGTGATATAGAAGTAGAATTAGATATGCAACGCGGTAATAAAGAATGCATATTAAACCAATCATATGGATTACTTTCAGACAACCTATTATGGATAAAAAACAAATGTGATGGTCTATTTAAAGTTGGTAATAATGTATTTGGGTGTAAAGGTATTGATGATTATAGTCTATGTATATTTAAAAAAGTCTTACGTTAAATCATATAATCTTATTCATAAGATTTATTTATAATAAATTATAAATAAATAATATACAAAATGTTAAAATATTTAATAGCTATAATAATAATATTTATCATATTCTATTTTTTGTCTATTTTAAAGGATAAATATTACAAAGAGAGCTTTATAGATGACTTTAAAGTCAATGTAATGGGAGCATCAGCACTAGAAAATGTAGTAAATGCTGTTTTTAATAAAGAAGATAAACCTGTGAGTATAGATGTAAATAATACTTTAGGAGAACAACAGCGATTAGTCCAAGATTCATCTCATACGATTTCGAGTGATGAAATAGCATTTCCTGAGAATTGTCCTATAAATTTGCATTGTTCCGAACCTCCCACCAAAAATGAACAATCTATTTTAGATATCTATCGAAATAATTTAAAACGCGAACCCGATAGAATGGGATTTTATTATTGGATGGGACGTATTAAAAAGGGGGACACTATTGAATCCATTTCGCAGGCTTTTAAAAATTCTCCCGAATACAAACAAGTATTAGAAGGAAAAGATGTAGTCAAATTTGATGAAATAAACAATTTGGAAATATCAAAACCCATTCTAAAAGAAAATAACTGCAGATATAATTACGGAGAATTAACAGGAGATGTAAACAATCAATATATTTGTTCTGAGAAAACTCCTATATGTCTTGGTTATATACCCAATAAAACAGATGGTATGTGTAAAAAAAATGGAGGAACCGATAAAAATAATAAGGTAGTAGTATTGGGTCATTATGATATGCACCCGTGGAATTTAAACGACAGTTGGTCAGATAAACAAGCAAAATGGATATGGAGTAAACCAAATGGGGATGTGGTAGAGTGCGGTTCGTCTATATGTAAATTTGATTACAAATATTTTAAAGTCCAAGAAAACGATTTTGATGTTGAAATACACATCGTTGTGGACAAATATGCATATGTACATTTAAATGGTAAATACCTTTTTACACAAACAGGAGGTTGGCCAAATAGTGGAATACATAAAGAGATAAAATTAAAAGAGGGTGTTAATTATTTTGAAGTATATGTTGTAAATGACGGTATTCGTGCTAATCCAGCAGGGTTAATAATGACTGTAATTGGAAGTAAAGGCCAGGACTTAAGAGAGCCATTGTTCCATACCGATGATTCTTGGACATACACCGATGCATTACCAAAAAAAAATAATATTTTATTTGAACATAGAAAAGAGTCAATTAACCAGGAACCAACATTATTGAATCCTTTAATCGCTTTATGGAATAAAAAACATAGTGGATTTTTAAAAATGGATGTAGACACTAGTATTAATGAATATACATCTCGCGGTAAAATGTCTATATTACACTCAGAACATAAAATGTTACCAAATACATTTGATATGGAGAATGCTATATTTAAATTTTCACGTACAGAACAATGGGTAACGGACAATACCTATAGTTTATATAATTGTAAACATTTTAGATATATTCGTACAAATGGTACATCTTGGACAATTGATACTAGTAATTTAAATGCGAATCAAAATTTATTAGAACAGTGGGGACATGAAAGATGGATTCCCGTTTACAATAATGATGGTACATTATCTTTCAAAAGTGCTGAATGGAAAGATCGTTATTTATATGTTATTGATAATAAAACAATTATCTCCAAACAGCTTACTGTTCCAGATGAAAATTCTAAATGGGAAATTTTTAATATAGATACTTTATATTTTGGTAAAAGCAATGAAATGTTTCCAAATACAGATAATAAACCAGGGTTTATATCAAAAATACCCGAAAGTATAGGATATGTAGGACACTATCCGATAAATATGCAGTATTATAGAGAAATAAAAGGAGAGAAACCTTGGATGTACTCTACAGAATTACTATGGAATGATAGTCAATTAAGTTATGGTACAAAAAAAAATAACACATATTGGAATACGACAACCGTATTTAGAACAGACCCTATTTCAGGTGATGTTGGTTGGGAGCAACAATTACAAATGTTGGGAATAAATAAGAAATATGTGAATCGATTAATACCATCTTTTGAAGTATTATCTACGGGAACAGCAAAACAAATGGTGTTATCAAAAGACCACATTATATGTTTAGCTACTAATAATACGCCTTACATACGTAAATTAAACGAGACAGCATTGGAAGCAAATAGTTGGGTACCATTTGATAATGCTAATTCTGGGTCTAGTATAATTGTGGGTGAAATCAATAAAGAAGAGGTTGTTTTTATGATAGGCGAAAGCAATTTTGGATATATATATTATAGAAAATTCAATGAAATTTATAAAGGACAGTGGATTCAATACAATAATGACGCAAATGACTTTAAACAAATATGTTTTGATAAAAAGACAAAACAGTTAATAGGTTTAAAAACAAATGGAGAATTATTCTTCGTTACTTCAACGACTAATGTAAAAATAAATCTACCAACAGATATTGTCGAAATTTCGATTTTGGATAAAAAAGTAGGAACTACATTGTTATTTATAGATACAAATGGTTATTTGCATTTAAGTGAACTATCTGGACAAAATGCGGAAAAACCTGTTTTATTAGCAGATAATATAAAGATAAAAAAGATGA